AGCACATGGTTTGACTTGATTCTATATGTGCTAGGTGACAACATTTTGTTTAAAGGAGCATAAGATGCGACGTTATTCAGTTAATAAGGGTAAATCTGCGAAGCAGTTTAGAAAGCAGGTGAGCAAGACTAAGGTAGCGAATTTGCGTAGTAATCCTATGAGAGGTGGTTGGAGACTTTAATGCCGTGTTTTAGCCCGCTTAGTGCGTGGCGGACATCAAAAGGCGAGGTAGTATTTTGGCGAAGACAGGACGCAATTCAAGAGTTAACGCTTCCTTGCGGTGGTTGCGAAGGCTGTCTGCTAGAGAGGTCTCGACAATGGGCCGTGCGGTGTATGCACGAAGCCCAATTGTGGGAAAGAAATTGCTTCATAACACTGACGTATGAAGATCCACCACCGTGGAATAGTTTAAGGCACTCAGACTTTCAGAAATTTATGAAACGTTTGAGAGCAAAGTTTAAGGGACATAAGGCTTTAGTTGATGATCGGACTGGTAAAAGCACTTATCCAATTCGGTATTACATGGCTGGTGAGTATGGGACGAACCGCGGTCGTCCTCACTATCATGCCTGTATTTTCAATTTTGCTTTTGAAGATCTTAAGTTACTTAGACGAACTAACAGCGGTTCTGACCTCTATCGCTCGGCACAGTTGGAAGGCCTATGGACGCACGGTTTTAGTAGTGTCGGCGATGTTACTTTTGAGTCTGCTGCTTACGTTGCACGTTACGTAATGAAAAAACAGAACCAAGAGGGAGATAAGTTTGCGCCAGTTGATTTGGAAACTGGTGAGATTATTGAAAGGTGTCCAGAGTATAATCGGATGAGTTTAAAGCCCGGTATCGGCGCTAATTTTTTGGATAAATACAGAAAGGATGTATTTCCTAACGATTATGTGATAGTTAATGGACACAAGGCTAAACCGCCTAGATATTATTTGAAGCGGTTGAAGCAACAGGATCCTGATCTATATGAACAGGTAGAGTACTCCAGAGCAGTGAAAGGAATTGAATCATGCGAGGAGAACACAGTGGAAAGGCTTGGCGCACGTCAAAAAGTGCTCCAAGCGAAATTAAAGCAATTACAAAGGAACTTATGATGGAAAAGCCAGTAGTAGTTTTGTACGACAATGTAGCAAATGCATATAAAGATCCCTTCTATCCACCAACAAGGGGTGTCGCCTTAAGAGAATTTCAAGATGCAGTAAACAATCCGCAAAATGCGCAATTGTTTAATCACGCATCTGATTTTGACCTATTCGTAATAGGTTCATGGGATGAACAGACAGGAGTTATGTCTGTGTTTGATAAAGCTGAAAAATTAGCGAATTGCGCAAGTTTGAAGACGGAGGTTGCGCATGAAAGTTGATTGTAATCTGAGGGATTTGGTTAATTTGCCGGGTGCAAATGTTGCTTTTATTCATGCGTTATCTAAATGGGTTTTGACTAAGGAGACTTTGGAAGTTCCAAAGGTTGAAAGAGATTATTGGCAGCGATGGAAAGATCGCGAAGGATACATACAAAAGGTGAAATGACATGGCAATGATGCATAGGAATCGGAGTGCGGATGCACACCAGTTTTCAATGATCCCTCGAGCGGAAATACCCCGCTCGAAGTTTAACGCGCAGAAAACGTTGAAGACGGCTTTTGACGCGGGCAATTTAGTCCCAATTTATGTGGACGAGGTGTTGCCAGGTGACAGTTTTAACTGTCGGATGACGGCGTTTACACGACTGGCTACCCCACTCTTCCCAGTTATGGACAATATGTACCTGGACACCTTCTTTTTCTTTGTACCGAACCGGTTGGTGTGGTCCAACTGGCAGCGGTTTATGGGTGAGAGAGATCCTAACCCAGATAGCAGTATCGATTACACGATACCGACGGTAACAAGTCCTACGGGTGGTTACGCGGTGAATTCACTGCAAGATTATTTGGGACTGCCAACAGCAGGACAAGTTAATGCTACAAGTACGGTTACCCACTCGGCCTTATTTACAAGAGCTTATAACCTTATCTGGAACGAATGGTTCCGCGATGAGAATTTACAGGACAGTGTTACTGTGGATAAAGG